GGGCGGGCGTTGATGGTGATGACGGATTGGGTGGCTAGGGTTTTGGGCATGGTGTTGGGTGGTGGGAGATTAGCGGGCGAGGTGCCAGCAGAGGATGGTGACCTTCGGGTTCGAGTTGGAACCCCTGTCGCGGTACTCGACGACCTGATCGTAGCGGCTGACGGCGTCGGCCTTGGCCTTCGCGGTGACGAATTGGTTGAAGTCGCTGGACGTGGCCTCGCTGGCGAGGACGACCAACTGGCCCCGGGCATGGGAGATGCCGTAGAGGGCGTAGGAGCCGCGGCCCCGGATATAGGTGTAGTCATCCTTGGACGACCGGGGAGACGTGCGGAAGGCGATGACCTTGCGCGTGAGGAGGTCGACCATCGCCTTGTCGGCGACCAGTTCGGCCTTGGGTTTGGTGGGGGTGCTCATGGTGGGAGGGAAAGGTTCAGCGCTTGATGGCCTTCGGGGGGAGGCGGTCGACGATCGCCTTGTGGACGGTCGGCCCGGACTTGACCAGGAGCACGTTGTAGCCGACCGCGAAGCCGACGACGAGGAGGATGGGGAGGAGGAGTTTCATGTGGTTTGTGGGGGAGAGTGGTTAGGCCGCCATCCAGATCAGGCTGCGGACGGTGTCCTGAGCGTCGTCGATGTTGTCGCCGAAGGAGCGGCGGAGGTTGGAGTCGAGGCAGTCCAAGTCCTCGCGCATGGCATCGAGGGCGACGTTGGCGGCGTTCAGGGATTCGATAGCCCCGACGGACTTGAGGCCGTGGGCGCCGACGATGTGGCGCGCCATGTCCAGGTTGTCGATGACCGCGGTGGACGAGGTGCGGAAGTTGCGATCGTGGCGGAAGTCGATGCAGCGGGTGATGCGGTTGAGTTCTTCGACGATCCAGGTGCTTTCGGGGATTTGGTTCATGGGTGTGTTGGTTGGAACGTCCCGACCCTAGGGTTGCCGTTTTATTCCGTCAATCCTTTTGACTAAGTTTCCAAATACCCCCTTCCGAGCCCCCGTTTGGAAACCCTAGCCAGCCCCCGCCCTGCCCCATTAGACCCCTCTGGCTTGCCCTAGGAGGCGTTTTCTTTCCTCAGACGCAGGAAGACCGCCACCCCCACCCCTAGGCACCCGACCGACAGGGCCCAGCCTAGGTCGCGGCAGGCCTTCAGCGCCATCGTCGCCGCGCTCAGGTTCTTCTCAAGGTTCTTGTCGTCGCTCTTCGTCCCGGCATCGGTGATCAGCATGACCATCGCGTTCGTGTCCTGGAACGACCGCAGGACGAAGTCGCAAATCCAAGCGGAGGCCGCCGCCGCCAGAAAGGCCGCGAGCACCAGCCCGCAGACCGCGAGCAGCAGGTTCTTATTTCCGCTTGGGCTTTGCTTTGCCGGTGGCACGTTTGGCTCCTTTCGTGACCTTGGCGACCTCGGCCTCGCCCTTGGCCTTCACGTATTTCAGAAGATAGTCGAGACACTCGGGCGCCGCGTAGCCAGCCGCCCCGACCGCCGCCATGCGGAGGCCCGTGCTTTGGATGTGGTCTTGGACGGCGTAACCGACGAGGGCCGCCGTGATCGCCGCGGCGAAGACCCGGCGGATGACCCAGCCCACGGTCACCGGCTCGGTCGAGAGGAGGAGGCGGGCCGTCATCGCCAAGCCGCCCAGGATGGACGCGACGACGCCGTCCTTCAGTTCGGGCGGGATGTCCTCGGGGTTGACGGGGCTGGCGCTCATTCGGTGATGCGGACGGGAGTCGTGTGTTTACCTTGCACGACGCGGCGATAATTCTGCGACCAGAGGACGCGGCTCACGACCTTGCCCGCCCGGTCGACCTCCTTCTCGGTCATCTCGGGGAAGGCGATGTGCAGCGCCTCGTGGCAAAGCACCTCGAGTTCACGGGGCGGGGACAGCCGAGGGTCGACCTCGATGAGCGGACGCTTCGGGTCGATGGTCGCCTGACCCCACGCACGTTCCCGGCCCAGCGGGCGGAAGACGACCTTAACCTTTTTGGTCTTCTTGCGCGGCATCGGGGCAGGGAGGTTTACGGAACTGCAGCCAACCGAAGGCGATGCCGACGACGACGAGCAGCCCGACCGCGGGCAGGAAATAGGGGGAGTTGAAGACGAAGGGCAGGGAGCCGACGGCGCCCCCGATCAGGAAGGCCGCACCGGCCCGGAGGTACTGACCGAGGAGGGCCATCGCCAGCGCCGCGAGGAAGCAGATGCCAGCGGCGACCGCGAAGGCGTTGCGGACTCCCTCCGTGCGGACTTGCTCGACCTCGGCCTTGAGCGCCGCGATCTGCTTGTTCGCGTTGTCCAGGGCGGCCTTGTTCTTGAGGGCATCGGCCTCGGCCTTGGCGAAGTTCGCGTCGATGACGGCCAGCAGCTTGCGCCCAGCCTCCTCCGCCCGCTTGTACTCCTCGGCGTTCGCCCGGGCTACGCGGTTGCGGGCGTAGTCCAGCGTCTGGGCGTCGGGCTTGGGGAGGTAGGCCAGCGCCACGCCGGTCTCGGCCTTGACGACGTCGGGCTTGTCGGCGTTCTCGCGGGCCACAGTCACGGCGGCGGCGACCCTCTGGTCAGACTTGTCGAGCTGCGTCCCGAGTGTGCCGAGGTCGGCGGAGGGCGTGCCGGTGCCGTTCGTATCCTGGGCAGGAGTGCAGGCCACGAGGGCCAGCATGGTCATGACCAAAATACGATGCATCGTAAAATGGTTACTTCCCTTTGAGAGCGTCGAGGAGGCGCTTGCCTTCGGACTCGGTGGCCTTCAGGCGCTCGGCGTGTTTGCGGGCGAAGAGGACGCCGGCGACGAAGCCGCCCAGCAGGGAGAGGGTGATGGCGATGAGGTAGAGCATAAAATCAAAATGCGACCCAATTATCTGCCCCAATTTTTACGAGAGTTGCCCCGTAATTCACAGCAACACTTGTTTGGCTGTTGTTAATCGAAGGCTGAATGCCGCCGCCGCCGCCGGTGAATTCGGGGACGATAGTCGCCGCTGAACTCGGGTCGCAAACAAGAATAACAGTTCCAATGGGGAAGTTATAAGTTGCGTCGGTAGGAACGGTTACTGCGCCGGTAGAATAAACAATGTTATTGGTATCACCAGCGACAAGCGTATGAGGCGTTGCGCTGTAAACCGATTTAACAGGCAATTTCCCATCAAGAGCCGTTTGCAAATCCGTTTGGCTGGACAGCGTTCCCGTGATGCTACCCCAAGAAGCACCGCCACCGCCACCAGCCGCCCAGACTAGGTCGGTGCCGTTGTACTGCAGGACGTCGCCAGCGGTCGTCGGGCCGGTGGTCGGGTTCGCGGTGACCACCCCGGCGGTCAACTGATCGGCGGCTAGAGCGGAGCCAGCTGGCGCCGTGGTCATGGTCGTCGAGTCGGGGAACGTGATGCCCGTGGGCGAGATGATCATGTGGCTGGAACCGTCGTAGGTGTCCAAGCCATCGAAGGAAACCGTCGTGCCCTTCGTGGTGTCGCTCGTCTTCTGGACGCCCAGACCCCAGCCAGCCAGGAGTGAGTCGCGGTCGGAGGTCGTCGCGATCGTCACCTCGGCGTCGGTGTCCATGGCGCCACCAGCCAACGGGAGGAACGAACCGCCACCGCCAACAACAGCCCATGCGCCGTTCAAGCGTCCATAGGTCGAGCCGTCGCTCGGGGCGTCGGTCAGGTAGGAGCCGATGGGCTGATAGGTCGAGGCGGCAGCCGAGGTCGTCAGGTAGGACGACATTCCCGACAAGGTCTGATAGGTCGACGACGCGTCGCTGGTCGTCAGGTACGAGGACATCCCCGCCTGCGTCTGGTAGGTCGACGCCGCAGCCGAAGTCGTCAGATAGGACGACATCCCCGAAATCGTCTGGTAGGTCGACGAGGCGCTGGAGGTCGTCAGGTAGCCCGAGACGGACGCACCAGCCGGGATGGTCACCGTCCCCGTGAATGTCGGGCTCGCGAGCGTGGCGTAGCCCTGCGCCTTGACGTAGGCGGTCGTGGCGATCTGCGTGGTGTTCGTCGCCGTCGAGGCGGTCGGGGCCGTGGGCGTCCCGGTCAGGGCGGGCGAGGCCAGCGGGGCAAAGCCCGAGATGGAGGCACCGGCGGGGATGGTCACCGTGCCCGTGAAGGTCGGGGACGCCAGGTTCGCCTTGGTGCTCAGGCCGTTGGTCACGAAGGCGGTCGTCGCCAGTTGGGTCGTATTCGTTCCGGCGGTAGCCGTCGGCGCGGCAGGGACGCCCGTGAAGGTTGGGCTCGCGATGTTAGCCTTGAGGTTGTCGGCGGTCGTGACGAATGCCGTGGTCGCCAACTGCGTCGTCGACGTGCCCGCCGAAGCGGTCGGGGCCGCGGGGACACCCGTGAAGGTCGGGGAGGCAAGGGCGGCCTTGGCGTCTAGCGCCGTCTGAAGGTCGGTCTGCGAGCTGAGGGTGCCGGTGATGCTACCCCACGCCGTCGAGACCGCAGGGGTGGCGCCGCCCACGTTGACCACCCAAGAGGAATAGGTGCCCGTTCCCGTGTGGCTGATGACGTTGACGACCATAACGCCCGTCCCGCTGTTGTAGGACGTGACCCGTGCGTGCATATGCAGGGTCGTCGGGTTAGACGTCTCGGAGATGACCACGTCCTGCTGCGGAGAGTAGGACAAGCCCGTCCCGATGGTCAGGGTCTTGTCGGCGTTGTTGATCGTCAGCGAGGTCGTCGAGCTCGTCAGGTAGCGGTCGCCCGGGACGATGGTCGCCCAGGTCGTGTCGTAGTTCGTGCCGCTCGCCTTGCTCAGGAACTGCCCGGTCGTGCCGCCCGTAGCCACGCCAGGGCCCGCGGCGCCGGTCGCACCCGTGGCCCCGGTCGCCCCGGTATTGCCGACCGCACCTTGCGGGATGCCAATGTCGAACACCGCGGCGGCGCTCGTCCCGACGTTCGTCACCGTCGCCGATGCACCCGGGGAAAGGGTCGTCACCGTGCCGACGGCGATGGTCGCCGCATTGCCCGCGGGGCCTTGGCTGCCGGTCGCCCCGGTATCCCCTCGGGGGATTCCAAAGTTCAGCACCGCCGCGGCAGTCGTCCCGACGTTCGTCACCGAGGCGGACGAACCAGCGGACAGGGTCGTGGTCGTGCCGACGCTCACCGAGGCCGCCGGGCCGGGCGTCCCGATCTGGACGGTGATGGTCGAGGCGGCCCCTTCGACGGAGACCTCCAGCGTGCCGTAGATTTCCGCAGAGATTTGGGACATGGAATTAGTTGGTGACCTGGTCGATGACGTTCAGGCGGAAGGTCGAGGAGTAGAAGACCACGCCGCCCGTCGCGAACTTGACGTCCTGGCGAGCCGTACCGAGGGAGAAGTCAGCCGTGTTCGACAGGCTGATGACGAAGGACAGGCCGTTGGGCGCCATCGTGATCGTGCAGGGGTAGACCATGCCGCCCGAGTCGATGATGTCGCTCGAGACGGTCGTGCTAAGGAGGTTCGCCGGGGCACCAGCCGCCGGGGTGTAGGTGACGGTCGCCGCGTAGGTCGAACCGCGCTTGAAGGTGACGGTGGTGCTCATTTGGCCTTAACCTTGCCCCCTAGGCAACTTAGACCTCAACCGTCGCCCCGGTGTCGTCCTTCGTGTAGCCAGTCCATGCGCCGAACCAGTCGGTTAGCTCGGTATCGTAGGCGGGCGGGGAAGGGGCGGGGTCGTTCACCGTGTGGAGGCCTTGATAGTTGACCGGGTTCGGCACCTTCATCGGGCCGAGGAACTTCTGGACGACCTTGAACGTGCCGTCCTCATAGGTGAGGCTGGCGACCTTGTAGCGGATGCAGTTATAATTAAGCACCGCCAGCGAGCCGATGTTCTGGATCGTCAGGAAGGTCGTGCCGGTGGGGGTGTTTACCTCGACCAAGTCCTGCGTCTGAAGGTGCTTAAAGATGACTTGGTCGCTCGACCCGTTGAAATAGTCGCTTTTCGTGTCGGCGTCCGACCCGTCCGCGAAGATGGCGAGATAGGGCACGACGCCCGTTTCGACCCCAGCGCAGGCGATGATATAGACGCCCCAGGAGTCAGAGCCGCCCTCGACGCTCGCGGGCTGGATCGTGATGTAGCCCCCGAGGTCGACGAAGGGGCTGTCGTCCGCCGTCGCCGCTTCGCCGTCAGTCTTCGAGCCCGTGGGGAAGCAATAGAACTTTTGCACCTCGGCCTTCAGGCCACTATGCACCCAAGGCGAGGAGGCGAAGTAACTGTTCCAGAGCACGAACCCCTTGCGGCATTGGACTTGGTAGCCGTCCGCCGCCTTCGCCGCGGTCACTTGGAACTGGTCGTCCTCGCCCCAGTACTGCCAGACCGGGTCGATGGTCATCGCCGTCGCCCCGCCGCTGGTGATGAAGTTATAGCCCGCTCCTGGCTGGATGCTCATCGTCAGACGTTGGTCGTATCGTAGACGACGTTCGGGTAGCCCTCGCGGTTGAAGCGCAGCTCGTAGGTGAACTTGAACACCGTGCCGTAGTCCTCAACGCCCAGCGAGGAGATCAGGAGTTGGTCGTCCTCGTCGTCGGACTCGAAGTCGTCGCCGTAATAGGACGGAAGCAAGGCGGTCAGGCCGTCAGGGCTGCGCGACTTCATCGTCTTCCCGACCATGCCAAGGAACGTTTCAACGTTTGCTTCGACGTTCGTATAGATGACGCCGCGGAAGGTCGAGGTCGGGGCGAGGTAGGACGTGCGCTGGTAGAGTTTCGCCGCCGTGCTGTTAGCCCTGGAGTAGAAGCCGAGGAACTTGCCGCCGTTCTTCAGCTCGAAGATGGCGCCGTTGTCGCCCTCCCAGATGCCGGAAGTGTAGGGCTGGAGTTTCGTGATGCTAAAGGCCGGGGCATAGACGGGCGCCGTGTTCGTGCCCGTGCCGACCCCGGCGATGGACAGCGCGTCGGTCGTCATGAACCGCGGGTGCGTCGTGATGGTCTCGGTCGTCAGGCTCGTCGCGGCGCCGACCTCGGGGGAACTCCAGCCGGTCTCGCCAGCGATGCCGATGTAGTCCGCCGTGATCGTGGCGACGTCCAGCGCGCCATAGGACACGCTGACCTTGTGGCAGAATAGGCGACCATCAGGGCCGAAGGCGTCGCTCCGGGAGATGACGTCCGCCGCCGTCGAGGCGTCGCACTTGTAGGTCGCCTTGCAGGTCAGCACCCCGTAGCCGTTGTCGTCGATGGTGTAGCCCGGTTGCAGCATCGGGACGGTCAAGCCGTCGCCTTGGGAAATCTTAGCCATAGGTTAGCGGGGGAAAACGGTGCGACCAGAGGAGCCCATGCCGCCAAGGTCGAAGCCTCGCTCGGGACGGAAGCCTTGCTTCGCCTGGTCAGCCTCGACGAGTTGGCGCAGGCTGTTCGCCATGTCCTCCTGCAGGACGATTTGCTGGCGCATCGCGTCGAGCTGCGGGCTTTGCCCGACGCCGATCACGTTGCCGGATACCTCGGCAATCTTGGAGGCGGTCGGGCCAGCCTTCTCGGCCGCGGCCTCAGCGGCGGCGCGTTGGGCGGCAGAAGCGCCGAAGAACTTGTCGAAGGCCTCCTGAAGTTGAGGCGGCAATTCGGTCTGCCCCATGGCGTTGGCGACATCTTCGGGGGTCATGACCAGCCCGCCACCCATGCCACCATAAGGGCCTTTCCGCATCTCGCGCATGAACGCCAGGTGCTCCTCGACCTTAGCCATGCCTTCAGGCGCTTCCCGGAAGAATTGAATGCGGGCCTGCGTCTTAAGTTCCTCGGCCTTCTTCTTGTCCTCCTCGGTCTTCTGCTGCTCCTTGCGGCGCTTGCCCGCCTCGATCTCCTGGCTGGTCGCGAACATCTTGGCCTCAGCCGTATCGGCGAAGTCCAAGGCCTCCTGCACCTGTCGCTTGCGGTTCTCGATTGCCTCGCCGATGAAACCAATCGCCTTCTGCACGAGCACCATCGGGGCAATGAAGCCCAGGGCGATGTCCTTGAAGGCCTCCCGGAACTTCTTGCCGACGGCGTTGGCGGCACCCTCGAGGCCTTCCATAGAAGCCTTGGCCTGAGCCATCTTCTGAGGCACGTCGGACTTGCCCGACAACTCCCATTCAAGTTTGCGTCCCATCGTTTAACCTTGCTGGGGAGGCAACTCCCCGCCGCGCAAGGTTTCCATGAAGGCCTCCTCCTCCGTCGTCAGGAGGTTGACCTTCGCCCCGCCCCGCAGCGCGAACGCCGTCGACAGCCAGATGGCCTGAGCCTCGGGCATCTCCCAAGCCCGGGCTTCCTCTATGCCGTTGGCGACGAGGTTCGTCACGATCATCAGGGGCCACGGGCACCCGACCCCATCAGCCGAGTCGCTGGTCTTAGCCCCATCCCAGTACTTGGGCCACGCGTCGAGGTGGCAATACTCCACGAACCGGGCGACCTCGCCGGCGAACTTGTCGGGGCGGTACTCCATCTCGCGGAGGCGAACCTTCTCCCAGAAGCCGAACTCCAGCCCTCCCTCCTCGGCGCATACCTTCACCGCCATCATCAGGTCAGCAGGTGTGATGCTCCGCCCGACCGTGACCAGGGGCGACTCAATGGCGAGCAGCCGCACCCTGAACTTTAGGCAAAAAGGAAAGACCCGCTTCCCAAAAAACACCCGGGAGGACGGGTCTGAAAATGCCCGCAGGAAACGATTGTCCACGGGGGCGAGTCAAAGCCCTTGCAGGGCTCGCGTCAATTAGACCGGCGTGACGCCTTCGTAGTCGACCGCGGTGATCGCGTACTTCACGAAGT